GTTATATACAATCCCGGGAAATTTACATTACCCCATGTCTTTAGTACCCGCAGCATTAGGTTCCAACTCGCGTCTCGAATTTGTAGGAATTACTCCCTACTATCGTGAGCGCAAATCGCAAGATGAGTAGCTGCTATAATGGTATGATCCATTCTTGTTTCTTTCTTTAAGTGATTTCTTTATGACCTTGGAAATCATAAACACTTTTAAGTTGAAGCACGTAATTTTAACTCTTCTCTCCCTTCATATCCAATCAAGGAGATTAGAAAACAACCCAGGTTTGGCACCTAAGTCACGTTCTACAACCTTCTTTGAACGTAGAGGATATACACCGTAAGGCGGTATATCGCTCCGGAGAGAGTCCTTATCTTATATTTTATTACATGAATCTTACAAAATTTTTCGATTTTATAAAACTCATTTTTATATATAAAAATGTTAAAATTAAAAGATTACCTCATGAATGAATAACTCTCAAAGAGTATAAATCATATATGAAAGTAATTTCTTGTATATTTAGATGTAATAATCTTAAAGACGATTTCATTTTATTTGCAGAAAGAATAATTACTTTAGTTAATAAATCCGGATCAACGTTTACATTCTCTTATTTAAAAGAATGTTTTCGTATAATCACGAGAAAATTAGCTAGAGTTCCTATTGTTCCTTCAAAGAAAATATTTATTAGATTGGATAATTGTGGTTTACCAAGAATACTTCCTATCGGTATGAGGGACGCTATCGTTTCCTTTAACGTCGCGCCTCATAAGGATAAGAATAATCTTGTTACAGCAATATTAACTGCTGTCTCTATATTTAGAGTAATGCCTACCAAGGTGTTACCTTCCTTAGATACTATTACTAGTAACTTTACAGGAAAATATTTCTACCTTCGTTCTTCTCTTTTGGAGAAGGTAGTTAATAAATTAAATATAAAACACATTCCTTTCGTTTTAAAGAAACCTTCTATACTAATGGGTAATAAATCCTCACCTAATTCTTATAAAAGCGGTTTAGCTTCTGTTTTAGATGCTTTTGCATTTTTACACGAACCTAAACTGTATTGAGCTTTAATAAAATTCAACGGTACTAGGGGAATATGAGTCAGTGTTTTACTAACTTATATTCTTATTAACCTAGGTTGAATATATATTATTTCTCTTTACCTTGGCTTTAAAAAGTCTGAGATGGGATCATTATCCGTTGTATATGATCAAGCCGGGAAGGCTCGAGTCGTAGCGATAACTAATTGATGAGTTCAAATTTCTTTGAAGCCTCTTCATGACCATTTATTTAAGCTTCTTTCAAACATTCCTTATGATGGAACATTCGATCAACTTGCGCCTTTTGATTCAATACTAAATAATGTGAATTCCGTAATGCAATTAAATAAAGGAAATCTAAGCAATAAAAGCAGTTTAGATCAAGAATCCATTGAGAGTAATATATCTAAAGATATAACTCTTCATGGTTTTGATTTATCTGCTGCTACTGATAGACTCCCTTTAACATTACAGATTCAAATTCTTAATATTCTTTCAGAAGGACTTGGTGATAAATGGCGTGATTTATTAGATATCTCTTGATTATTTGATAAATTACATTATAAATACACCGTAGGGCAACCTATGGGTGCTTATTCTTCCTGGGGTATGTTAGCTTTTACGCATCATTGTATCGTACAATATGCGTATAAACTAGTATATCCTAAGTCAAAAGCAATTTTTAAAGATTATGCAATTTTAGGAGATGATGTCATGATTAAAAATAAGCTAGTAGCTAATTCTTATTTAAAAATTATGACTGATCTTGGATTAGAAATTTCTTCTCAGAAATCTATAATTTCGGATATCTTCTCTGAATTTGCAAAGAAATTAAAGGGTTATAACGGCATTGATATTTCTCCTATCGGTCCTAAATTAATTTTAGGATCTTTAAGATACGAATATCAACTCATTAACTTGTTTGTTGAATTAATGCAACGAGGACTGGTGCACATGAACACCTTTTTTGAGGTTTTATGTGAATACCCTAGGAAACTTTCTGGCTCTGCCAGAAAGTCTCTTTTGGGTTTCGTAACGAGATCTCTGATATTAGATCCAAAGAAAGTTGGTAATAGTGTTTACACACCAATGCAACTCTTCTTTGAATTTGACAATCAAAGTCTTTTATTAGTTTTTATCAATAATTTATTTAATGATATAAACAAATCGTTACGTATCACGTTTAGGGAGCTCCTCTCGCTCCCCACTATCTATAGCCAGATGCTTCCTAAAAAGGATCATGCTGATTTATCTTTTCTTTTTCTTCTTTCCCCATCATATTATAAGCAGATATATGATATAGTTAAAGGAAAATTTACCAGTTTGATTAATATTTACCAACTTATGTTGGAAAAATATAAACTTTCTAAATTATTTTCTAAGCATCCTGAATCTAAAGATAACTTGTTTGATATTTATCACAACATTTATAATTATCCTTATTCTGAAACGACATCCTCTTTAACTCTGCCTTATGACAGATTATTTGAAGATGCCATTCCACTTGATTCTTTATATTCTTTTTATATTTATTTTTCTTCAAAACCAATAAGTTATTGATTTTTTGAAAATAAAGAAGGTTTATTAGAAGTCAGAATACCTTGTTTAACCTTTAATCTTAAAGGTCAACGTAGGGTATTAAAAGAACCATTAATTATAAGAACTGAATTAGACTATCATTATTCTATGCTTGTCCGTTATAGACAACCATGTTTACTTGATATCCTAATTCTTTATCGTCCTTTATTTAATAAAGTTCTTTCTGATTCTGAAAAACTTCTCGGAAAAGAATATTTAGATGGTAGTTTTAAAATTGAAAGAGACAAAGGTAAAATTTTGCTAAAACTTTTTCATGATCATTTTGATAGTCTAGAGGGTATTATTAATAAGAAGTTTATAAAGGTTAATCCTTGATTAGCCTATTCTTCTTATGTACAACCATCAATCGATGAGGATAACAAGTTAAAACTTAAATCCATTTCATCATCTCCAGATTTCGATCCTGCTGAATTAGCGAGGTCTCTAAAAGAGACTGCTGATTTAGTAAGAAAAGAAAGGGAGAATGAACCAGCGGTTGATTACGATGTTCGTACTCTAAACTCTATTAATGACCATTCTACAGCTTTTTATAAAATCTCTAAGCTAGCCAAGAGATTAAATATTAAGCCTTTTGGGAAAAGAGAAGTCGTTTGGGATAAAAATTTAATAAAATTTTTAACCCGACTTCGGAAGAAAATCGAAAGATTAACAGTAATCCAATCTTCTAAAGATATTAATAAAAATATGATTTCAAAGGATTTTGATTATACAAAATATATCGAAACCTTTTATTACAAATCTAAAGAATTACAAGAGTCAACTATGGCTAAAAC